AGAGTGGTGTAGTCGGGCCTTTATAGATTCTATTGTCCACGTGTGTGTCCTCGTTATAGATTGATTAATAGGTGGGTGCCTATCCCTATAAGGGACGGATACCCAGCTATCTATCAAGCTTCACAGATGGCTCTTCGCTTCTCAAGGAAGTTGTCTAACTCTGCGAGTGATTGATCGCTAAGCCTTTCAAGTTCAACTTGTGTGAAGGTAGGAACATTGAGTCTACACAGAACCTCAGTCCTTCCGGACATTACCGTTGTCGCGCAGCCGCTCAATACGAGCATTCCTACTAAGATCAGTGTCAACCGCATCTTCCGCCTCCTTCGCTTTTTTGTAATCCTTCAAGTCTTTGACTTGTAGATCCTTCTTCATATCTCGACGGCCCACTTGAAATACTAGCAGTATCGAAGCCACGACAGCCAAGGCACCAGCCACAAGGCGTCCCAGTTTTGATCCAACAAATGTAAGTAGCCACATCATTTAGTCCATTGCTTCGCAACAGCATCTAATCCAAATGCACTAGCCGCAAAGCCGACGATTGGCCAAACCATGATCTCAACCATAGCGATATCACCCATAGCGACTAGAACTCCCAGTCCTAAAAGCATCACAGCGGCGGTCTCACGTTTATAAGTCTTAACCTTCTCCATGTGTTTCATTCTCCACGTCTATTGTTGCGAATACTTTGTCTACTGCCTTACCATCACAATCATGTCGCGTTCTGATCTCTAAAGTATCGTAGTCTTTATCAGAGGTTATCACTAGGATAATCATGTGCTGCTTGCCTATCGAGCGGTCATATCCTGTAGATGGTGAGCCATCTAAAGCAGACCACGTGAGGTAAACAGGAACGCCTGTGTTGATGCCGAAGACCTCAAGGCGTTTGAAGGAACAGCTAGTTTTGAGAAAATTAGCGTGAACTACGTAACCTTCATCAGTGCGTTCTACTTCGGTGATCATCACTTCTTTGTAAGGTTCATCACCTAACAGAGAAGACCACGGTAGAAGGATGAGAGTGGCCAGCAATACGCCTGCTACAAACTCTTTCCACATGATTTTATTATGAATGTACTTCATTTGATCAGCCCTCCAGTTGTTATCCATCCTACGAGTGATGCTAAGAAGCCACCACCAAGGATCCAGAGACCTCTTCCAATACCACCTTTCACGCTATCTAACTCCGAGTGAATTTGTTTCACCTCTTGGGCGAGTAAAGCATTCTCTAGTTCGAGAGCTCTGAGTCGGTCGTTGACTTGTTCATCTGACACATCATGTACCTTCCTTTTATTATTATTATTTAACGAACTGAACTCGCTCAGCTTCGCGGCGACGTACTAACCCATTGACAATGCGTCCACCTGCTTTGTTCCACCGTTTGAATTCAAGTGAAGCTCCATAGATATCCTCAGCATTCAACTTACGCAGGATCGTAGACTTACTGAAAGCCGTCCCACCTACATTGTAGATGAGAGAGGCAACAGCGTCGTACTGATTCTGCTTAAGAGGAACTTTGACGTACTTGTTGATAACTGCTTCGACCCAAGCGAGGTCATGGCGTAGAAGCTCTTCAGCTCCACGTTGAGTGATCTTCATGCCTGGCTTAACAGTCTTAGTGTGTCCATACCCGATTGTCCAAACTCCTACGATGTCTTTGTAGGCGGTTAGCTCACATCCTTCGAACTCCTTGATCAGAGATACGTCGGATACGCTAGAGACGCGACTGGACATGGGTGGGGTGATCTTCTCTACTGGTTTCGCAGTAGTAGCAGTAAAACTCTTAAAGATGCTCTCTATGAGCAGCTTGATAGCGTTGATGAGATTTTCCATATTGTTCCTATCTGTTTAGCGTTCGAAGACTTGGAACTGGCCAGCGGCTAAGACTGTGATGTCTGTTGTGTCTGTTACGTTCTTGATCCAGACCTCAACTCTGTCATTTTGAGACATGCCAGTTGTAGCAGCAAAGGTTACGTTCTCGGCCCTTGTGCCTGTAGAGCCACCATTGAGTGTAGCTAGGTAGACAGGCCCGATGTCCACATAGGACGTAGTAGCGCTGACGTACTTCCTGAGTTGAACTTCAATCTCACGGTTGTTTGAACCTGAGAAGGACATAGAGCCACCAACATCGACTTGGATATCTTGGGTGCTGTCTAGCTGTAGGCCACTTGTGTTAGCCTTACTGAACCAGTAGCCCTCTGAGAAGTCACCTACGTTAGGCATCTGGTAAAGGGTGTCCACTGTGGAGACTGTAATGGTTGCCTCATTTGTAGACCTAAGGGCACCACCAGGGTAAGTGTTACCGATACCAGTGCAGCCCCTGATAAGGGCCTTGGTGGAGCTTGCTGGCATGTTTGGGATGTTGTTCACAACCTTGTTAGCACGGACACCTGCGAGGTTGAAACCTGCGTCCAGTGTAAAGTTAGCTGGGGCAAAGTCACAAAAGTAACCACCAGCAGTGCCTAATCCAAGGATGTTGATGTTAGCCCTGAAAGAGCCACCAATAAGTAACCCAGCACCAGCTCTGAACAGAACACCAGTTAAAGGTGCGCCAACAACGACACTGTCAACGATAGCAAAACCACCTGACCAAGCACCTGTCAGTGTGAGACCGTCTTTGCAACTAATCCAAGCTACGTTACGTCCTAATCCCTGTCTGTAGTTCTTAATCTCACCAAGGGAGGTACAAGACAAGAAGTTAACAGTGTTCCACTCACAGGCGTTGAAGTTCTCTAGGTTGTCTAGATCGAACACCTTAGAGCCTACACCACTGCACCTGATATCTAACGATGTTAGGAATAGGTCACCTGAGTAGGTAATCCCATCAGTCACGAACAGTGTTTGGTTGTTCTCAGTGCTTACTAGTCCAGAGATGCCAAAACCATGACCAGCTAGGCTAAGACCACCTGAAGGGACAACAATAGACGTTGTACCCATGTCGATCTCACCGTCTAGGAAGTAGAGAATAGTGCTGTCGAGTGTACCTGATAACTGCGAGGCAGTCTTAACGTAGACAATTTTATCTGGGACCTCTGGATGAGGTGTGAATGTGGCAGCACTCGTAGCTGACTGCCCAGCCCAGTATTCTGCCTCTTGTCTTGCTGCCTCTGCTGCCCATGAGTCGGCTTCCGCTGAGAGCATGTAGCCTTCAGATGCCGTAGCTGATGTCGCTGATGCTGTGGCAGATACTACCGCTGCTGCCGCTGAGACTACTGCTGCGTCCGCACTTGCGTCTGCTTCTGTAGCTGATACACCAGCTGCGAGCGAGTAAGCCTCTGCTGCATTCTTGGCGTTCGTAGCTATAGTTGATGAGCCGAAAGCAGCCGACGCTGAACTAGCTGCGTCTATTTGTGATGCTAAAGCAGCCGCTGCGTAACCCATAGCATGGGATGCTGACGTCGCTGCGTTTGTAGCTGACGCTGAAGCTTGGGCTGCATAAGCGGCGAGAGAAGTCTCACCGAGTTCAGACCAGTACTTAGCGTTGCCTGGAGTATCACCATCGTTGTAGTCGTTAGGATCTACTATGAAAGGCGGTGGTGTTCCAGGTAAGGTGCCGTTAGAGTAGGCCCTGGATAGTTTGAAGTACCACTCAGCTGCGTACTGAGCATCGTATATTAGTGTACCTGCGCAAGCCATTGTTGCCTCCCTGATGGTCGTAGAACCCGCCCCTGTTATTAGGGACGGGTTAATTGGATGATTAAGCTGTTAAGCTGGATTGCATGCCGATCTGCATATCATTCACTGCAGTAATACTTGCCCATGGTGATCCCGTGGAGGGATTGTTTGGTAACTCGACCATAAAGGAGGAGTCGGGTACGGTAAGGACTTGGCCTGTTTCTGTGTAATCTGTTAAGCCTATCCGCAGCAGAGGCTTAACGTACATACCCGGCTTAACAATAACTTGTCCACCATACCCAAGAACTACTGACTCAACCGCATATCCCGGGTAGGATCCTGTTGGGATGTCCTCAAAGTTAAATGTCCGCTTTTCACCTGGAGCTATGGCAGTTATGCCTTGAGAGGCCCAGACAGAGTCCCAAAGAAAATAAGTACCAACGGCTGATTCTGCACCAGACCAACCAGTGTGGAATCCATCACTTGCGGATTTATCTATCTCCCACACTAGGCCACGGGTATCCAAGTCGTCTACAGTTATAAAGCCCCAATAATCAGGGTACGCTGCAGTGTTATAAGTACAACCAATACTAAACTTGGTGATTGTGGTGTCTGTTGCACGAAGAGTGTCAATAAGCCCAGTATCATGGACTAATACACCGTCCTTCCAGAGTTTAAAGAAGCCAACGGTATTATCTAGTTTGAAGTTGACATCCCACCTAGGCCAATCAGTATGGTTAGATACCATATCTGTATCGAGGACTTCAATAGTATCCCAAGTGGACCCATTGAAGATTTCAAGTCTTTGAGTTGAGAATTCAGCAGTAGTTGTCTCTACAGTAACGAGACGAAATAGGTCTTGAGTAGGACCAGAGAATGTCAGGTAAGCACGATCTGCAACTTGTCGGGTGGAGTTTTCATAGTTAAAAGCCATCCAAAATTCTGTATATGCAGGTGTGGAGATATCGAATTCAATTTGTCCAGAAGAGGCGTTGTATCCCATAACGTGTTTTATTATAAGGCCACTGGAAATAGTTGAACCGGTATCAGCATCAAAAGTGACATCGATTCCCGTATTACTGCTGGCCTGAGCAATAATGTCTGTGAATATATAGTCTATGGCCATGTTGTAAGTTCCTTTATTTTATGGAGCGCGAAGCAGTGTATAGCGCGTTATTGCTTTTACCAGTGTTGTGTCAGGATCGGCTTTGAGAAGCGTATAGCGTGCTATTGCTTTTACCAGTGTTGTGTCAGGATCGGCTTTGAGAAGCGTATATCTGGTTAGTCCTTCTACAACTATAGTCCCAGTCCTCTCTAATATAGCAGATGCAGATACCGAGCTAAGTAATAGACTAATCATGCTAGTGCACCAATTAAACCATAAACATCACCCCCTTTGGGGACCAGAGAGACTGAACCAAATTGGTCTGCGATGGATAGGTTTCCTCCGAATGCTTGGATGGTGACCCCGACTCCAGCGGCGAATGTCACATCGCCTACACCAGTCTGCTGGAATGTTACTGGTTCAGTTCCTGTAAGGCCGGGTGGAATTGTTATAATAGCTGCCGCACTTACATCATAAAATACATTACCCACAAGATCAGCATTTGTGATAGATGTGTCAGTAGTGATTGTAGTCCCCACGGAGATTTTATCACTATTTACCCACTCTGTGCCGTCTAAGGTGGCATTAGTTGCAAGAATCTGTCCGGCAGTGCCGTACCCAACAGGAGTATCAGTTAGCGCAGTAAGAACAGTTGCGCCTGAATCAGCAACCCAGTCATAGTCTGAGCCAGTCCACGACAGAATCTCGCCCGCACCTGCCGCGCCAGTATTTAGGTGTGTGTCTACGAGAGGATCTACGTTGGCTGAGTCTGTAATGTCAGCCCCAGCTTCAATGCCATCTAACTTAGCACCATCTACTGACACATCACGACCATCAAAAGTAGATGTGCTCGTAATAGGACCAGTAACATCCATCACCTCAAATGTAGTAGTCCCTGTGAACGTCTGATTAGCCACATCGAAAGATGTGTAAGCAACGTACTCAAGAATATCATCCAGTGCAGCGCCAGTAGTCAGCACGATGTCTGAACCATTGGTAGCTGTGTATTCCGCAGCAGCTAGCTTAATGCCGTTGAGGTACACGTCCATGAACGTCGGGGTGTAACCTGTAGTAGCGAAGGATGTCTGAGAGGCTGTAGCTGTGAATTCTCCACGGTGCTGTGTAGCCTGTGGGACTGGCTGTGTGCCGATGTATCCGCTCATGGTGTTACCTCATTTGGATTAGTAGGCCATGCTGCATTGTCAGGGAAGCTAGCTTGTTGTGGGATGTCTCGTAGTGCTTGACGATAAGCTAGCTCAGCGTCTGTAGTCACACGATCAGAAACAGCCCACCAGTCAGTCTCAGAGAGCATCTTGTTGCGTAGAGATTTAATCTCACCCTCAGAGAGTGGAGCCAAAGTCCACCCAAGAACCCAGTTACCATTCGCATCCTGCGTTGGCATAGCGTCCTTAACAGCCTTCTGACCTGCAGGGACTACAGGCTTAGTGGCTACCGATACACGATAGACACCTTGCGCATTGAGGTGGCTGTTAGAGATTGTTGCCCCGTAAACCGTGTGCCTATTGTCAGCACGGAAGGCTGTAAATGAGTATGGCACGGGGAGGCCGTCGATGATTTTAATGAGTTCCATTAGGTAACCTCCTCGCCAATAAGATAAACATTTGTTCCGCCATCTAGAGTGAAGAAGTCGTAAGTCACTCTAGCCTCACCGTCTAAGCCTAGTTGTGGTGTATTTTGGACCGAAGCTGGCAGAGTCATTGTTGCTAGTGCGCCTACGTCGTACTCGTACACAGCATCTCCAGTGCCCCCTACGACATACATCTTAGTGCCATCAGGTTTGAAGAATAGCCCACGAGGGAGTGTATCTTGGGTAGCAACACTGAAGAGTCGCACATAAGATGCTGTAGAGACATCCCAAGCTGTGCTTAGACTGTACTCGTTTATGTCTTGCCCACTAAGCCCTACGACATACATAGAGGTGCCATCAGGTTTGAAGAATAACCCATGGGGGCTTGTATCTTCGGCGACAACACTGAAGAGTTGCACATAAGATGCTGTAGAGACATCCCAAGCTGTGCTTAGACTGTACTCGTTTATGTCTTTCCCAGTATTCCCTACGACATACATAGAGGTGCCATCAGGCTTGAAGAATAGACCAGTGGGTAATGTATCTTGGGCGGAAACGTCGAAGAGTTGCACATAAGATGCTGTAGAGACATCCCAAGCTGTGCTTAGACTGTACTCATACACATCATCATCATTCCCTGTGATAAACATCTTAGTGCCATCAGGTTTGAAGAACAGACTCAAGGGGAATGTATCTTGGGCAGAAACACTGAAGAGTTGCACATAAGATGCTGTAGAGACATCCCAAGCTGTGCTTAGACTGTACTCGTTTATGTCATCTCCAATACTCCCAACTACATACATCCTTAGTCCGTCAGGTTTGAAGAATACATAATAGGGGTTTGATTCTTGGGCACTAACACTGAAGCTTTGCACGTAAGATGCAATACTCAAATCATACGATGCCGATGCGCCTACAAAACTATAAGTCCACCTAGCTTCTGTGGGGACACTAGCAAAGGTAACTGTTGTATCCCCAGTCAATGTACCATTGTCGAAGAAGTTATAGGTTCCGACATCAAGTGACGGAGTGGTTCCTGTGACTGCTAGGGGTACAAACGGAGCTGGGGCTATAGTGAGATAACCTGCATCATTTGTAAGAGTAGAGATGTTATCAGCAGGTTGAACGGCAGTGTCCGCTAGGGTGCCTTGGGCTGCTGTTGCGTAATCTGTAGACGCAGTATAAGCAGCAGTGCCAAGAGCAGGTAGTCCAGATAGGTCGTTATAAGAACCTGTTGAAGCCACAGTAGCAAGGTCAGCAGGTTGAACGGCAGTGTCCGCAAGGGTGCCTTGGGCTGCTGTTGCGTAATCTGTAGACGCAGTATAAGCAGCAGTGCCGAGAGCAGGTAGTCCAGCTAGGTCGTTGTAAGAACCTGTTGAAGCCACAGTAGCAAGGTCAGCAGGTTGAACGGCAGTGTCCGCTAGGGTGCCTTGAGCCCCCGTTGCCCCAGCGTTTAAAACTACACTTGATTTCGATCCGATA